TGTATTAAAGAAAGCAGCGGATTATGAAGAATCAGTATTTGAGATGATGTATTCGACTGAGGATGATGATCTTCTTGATAGCGATGATCCTTATGGTAATGAAGCTGCACCAATGATATTTTAAAAGGAACTATAATGAAATTATTTAAGAAATATGATATAAATTTATCGGCATATGGCGATGTATATAAACTAGGGATCATTTTTGCCTTTGGTAAAATACACCGTAATATGGATGTAGAAGAGATTAAGCGGAGTGAAGACGGTAGAGATGTTTCTGCTTTTCATAGAATGCCTGTTCAAGAAGGAACATTTATCCGGATAGAACTCCCGTTTAAGAAAACTGTTACGTATACATGTCCTGAGGATTGTATTGATAAGACTAGTCCTTGTAGACCAACTTGGTTATTTACTTGGCGAAACAAAGATGTAGTAAAACCGGGATATAAGAAAATGTTTGCGTGGAATCCATTTATCTAGTTACGGATATCCACAACTACATTACAATGAAATAAAAGAGGAGCAACAATCCTCAATAATAAAATAATAATAAGTTGGATATCATGTTACCAAAATTTCAAAAATTCCTTGATGAATTCAAGGTTACTAAGCTGTGGACAGATATGGAAGCCACATGCGAAAATTCACCTTGGCACCGGGAATCTTCTGTCTCAAAACATGTTGAAATGATCTTAGATCATTACTTCGAGAACTTTGCTCAACATCGGACTGACCGCCAGCAAGCCTTGACCTTTCTATCCGTGGTCTTTCATGATACGGGAAAACCTAGTGCAGCTAAAACAAAGACTTCAGAATCTCGAGGAACATATACTTCGTTTGGTGGCCATGAACATAAGTCTGCTCGTTTGTGGGAAGAATACGCTGTCGAGAATTGGAACAAATGGAAACAATTGAAGAAGACATTTGGTCTTAAAGATTCTGATATCTATGTGATCTCATGGATCATAGAAAACCATTTGCCTCATGATCTGGATACTCCAGAAGATTTGCAGCATATTCGCAATCAACTTGATTCAGAGCCATTTGAATTTGGTGAGTTAGCTAATGTATATTATGACCAAATTATTTCCGATCAATCTGGTCGGATTTCGGATGATCATGAAAAGAACTTGGCCGAAGTATTTGCTTTTGTTGATGGGATTAAAAAACTTAAAGCTAATTATTCTCTTAAGAGATCTGATCTTCAAGTTCTTGGGTGTAGTGCTCCTAAACTGTATGTATTAATCGGGGCCTCTGGATCCGGTAAGTCAACATATTCTGATAAAAAAATTAAAGATGGAGCATCATATTTTTCATTAGATGCCTCTAGGCTTTCATACGCTGCGGATAATGGAGTCAAAGGAAGTAATCCTGTTGATGCATATGGAAGAGCCTTTGCATATTGTGGCAAGCATCGCGGACCATTTAGGCAATACGCTGATAGAATATTCCGAGATCTTGTTAAATCTAATGTGTCAATCATAGTAGATAACACTAATGTATCAAGTGATGCTCGGGGTGATTATATCTATGAGGCCAAAAAAAGCGGATATGACATTGTTTGTGTTTTGTTTCCTATCACTCGTAAAGAATTGGCGGGTCGCCAAAAGGCCCGCACAGATAAGTGTGTACCTATGGTCGCTGTGATGGATCAGTATTCTAGAATTTCTATGCCTTGGTTAGGCAAAGAAACAGATTACGTAGAACTTGTTATGACTAATGTTGATGGCCAAACAAAATGTAAAATCCAATAATACCAAGAACATATTATTGTACATTCCGTTGGTCCCGTAGTAGAATAGCTTCATGGTCTAAACCATATTAAAAACTCAAGGACGGTGAACCCTCTCACCGATCCTGATGAATAATTAAAATACGTAGTACAATACACGCTTAACCAAAACCAATAATAACAAACGGTAATAATGCGCCTAAGATTTATTCAAAATAAATCTTATTCGGTTTTCCGTTACATCCAAAAATCTACTATAAATACTCTTGTCATGCAACGTGACAAAACTTTGTAGTCTATTTTATAAAAATTTTAATAACTAATTTTGGAGTAACATTTTATGTCAAATTCAACCCGCGAAGAAAAGCTAGCACAACTAAAAGCATTACAAGAAAAACTTTTGCCAAAGGCAAAGAATGAGATTGTTTATACTCAGTACTTTGATTTTTGGAAAATGTTGGAAGGCGAAACTAACGTCGTTCGTTTCCTCCGCGATGCTAACCCAGATAATCCCCGCCAATTCGTAGTAGAAAATTTCACGCACTCATTCAACATCGGTGGTAAGACACGTGTAGTGGCATGTCTTGAAATGTATGGTGAAAAATGTCCTGTTTGCGAACTCTCCCGTCAATATTACAACGAAGCAAAAGCTGCTGGCGAACCAAAACCAGATCCGGCTAAAGGTATTTTTGCTGGTCCTTTGACCACACTGGGTAAGAAGTACTTCCGCAAGCGCGAATATTTAGCTCAAGTTAAGATCCAATCATCAACTGTTGATTTTGCTGGTAATGAAGGACATGAACATGAAGCTCCTATTAAGTTAGGACCTCAAATTTTCAATTTGATCCAAGCTGCTTTTGGTTCTGGGGATCTTGAAAATGTTCCGTTCGAAGAAAAAGGCGGATATGATTTCCGTATCAAGAAGTCAATGCAAGGCACTAGTGCTAATTACACCTTGTCATCTTTCGCTCCAAAGCAATCAGACTTAGATGATGATGTAATTGCTAATTTGAATTTGTATGATCTTTCAACTCTTCGTAGTCGGAAGACTGATTTAGCTGTAGTAGAAGCATTACTTCTTGCTGATCGCACCGGTCAACCACTAGTTTTGCCAACTAAGGCTTCTAACGAATCAACTCCTAGTGAAGCTACTCCTAGCGCTTACACTTCTTCATCTTCAGTGATGGAAGCTGTTGAAACTCCTGATGTTGATACCACCTCTATTTCAGCACAAGTTCCAGGTAAAGTGACTGATGTCTTAGCTCAAATTCGTGAACGTGCTGCTGCTAATAAAGCGGCTGCCGCAGCAGCTGAAACTGCCTAAGAAATATCTGTGCTAAGTTGTAATTAGCATATGCATATTAAATCTAGAGATTGTAAAAGATCTCTAGATTTTTACTCCATAAAAATAAAATAATAATCTCAGGAGAAAATCTCATGGCAACCTTTAGTTTCTTAAAAGAGTTCAGAAAAAAGTTGGACAAAATGGAGAATGTTTCTACTATTTTCCAACCGCCAAAGAAGTGGTATTCAACAGGCAATTATGCGATCAATCGAGTCTTATCCGGTTCATATATTCGCGGATATCCAGCAGGTCGCCTATCGCTATTCGCTGGTCCTTCAGCATCAGGTAAATCATTTCTAACATGTAATGCAATTCGCGAAGCACAGAACGAAGGCGCTTTCATTTTAGTTATTGATTCAGAAAATGCATTAGATCCGGTATTCATGAAGAAAATTGGTGTTGATATTTCACCAGATAAACTTCAATACATCCAAGTCGTTACTATTCAAGATGTGACTAAAGTTCTTTCGGACTTTTTGGTTGGATATGAAAAAGAATTTGGACGTTACAACAAAGATGCACTCGATGTTCTTATAGTATTAGACTCACTTGGCAATCTATTAACTGCTGGTGAAGATGAGAAATTTGAAAAGGGTGTTCAGACTGGTGATCAAGGCCAATCTGCAAAGCTTAAAAAACATTTACTTCGTTCATTGGTAGCACGTTTTGCGCGTCTTGATATTCCGATGTTGTTTACTGATCAGGTATATCCACAAGATCCGATGTTAGGCGATGGCCCATGGGCCATTACTAATGGTGTGAAATATTCAACATCACAAATTGCATTACTTACTAAATTGAATTTGAAAGAAGATGCTAATTTTATTGGGATCAAACTGCGAGTTGAATCATATAAGTCCCGATTTGCTAAACCAAAGACTAAGACCGAAGTTGAAGTTCCATATTCAACAGGAATGAATAAGTTTAGCGGAGTAGTAGAACTTCTAGAATCTGATGGCATCGTAACAAAAGAAGGACATAGTGTGACTACCACAGTGAATGGTGAAGTTCTTAAGTTTAAAGAATCTACACTGACCGACGAGATTTGGCAGAAATTGATTAAACATCCAACGATCCGAAAGATGGAAGAAGATTTCGAACAAGCTGATGCTGAATTAGATGCTTTGATTGTAGAAACACAACAAGCTAATACAGAGGAATAATAATGACAACTCGCGTAATAATAGAATTGCCGGATAACAATCATGCTGATGAGATCGATATTTTCACAATGGATAAAAATGGTTTGTTGATTTCAATTCTTGCTACTTTAAAGCAAGGCGAAAGAACAGAACAATATGTTCATAGTGGCCAAGATCTAGTTATCGTTGAACGTATGGAAGAAGAAGAATAACACAACTAAAGAGGCTATTTTGCAAAATAGCCTCTTTTTTATTTAAATTAATTTTATGTCAATTGTCACAGAAGCATTTGCCAACATAAATTCTATTAACAAACAAATAGAGTTGGCGCGTATACACTTATCAAAAGCTGATGAATGTACTAATTTTTATGGACGATTATTAGAAGAAGTTAGTAAAGAGCATGCCAAGTGTGTATGGCAAACTAATAGGCATTTAGCTCAAATGAAATCATTGGAAGATACATTTGATGTTAGATTGAAAGAAGTAGAAGCTCCTCTTTGGAAAAAATATACCGAAAATTATAATGTGAAACTATCACAAAAAGATATCATTGCTTATATTGGTGGCGAGCAAGATTATCTAGATATGATGGAATTAAAACACGAAATTCTCTTAGTCCGCAGAGAATTAGAGGCCTATTCAAAAGGATTAGAATCGATGGGATTCCAAATCAAACATGTTACTGAACTCCGTGTTAAAGAATTAGAATATGCAGTCGTGTAAATAACTGTGTACTTTCACTTTAATTCATGATACTATGAATTAACTACTCCAATTAAGAGAACATCATGAGAACCACATTAGCAAAACGCGAACCAGCCAAGGCTCCAACCCCGTCTTTGTTTGAATGGTTTGCGATAATTGTTCTTGGGACCTTTCTTTTAGGTCTGGCTTATTGGGCAGTGAAATTCGTTATTTGGTGTATCATCATTTTCGTTAGCATCATACTCTGGTGCTAATCAAATAAGTTTCTACAGTAGTACCTAATAAGGGACTCAAAGAAGTTCCTTATTTTGCTATGAAACACAACAATAAAAATAAAAATATGTGTAATGGCATCAGCAAAAATATCAATAAAAGACGAAGTAGTTTGTACAATTACAGGCCTCACTAAAGCCCATACAGAAATTCTGTATAACAAATTCGGTATTCTAGTTGAGGGTGCAGTTTTTCTTCCTGCTGTTAAGTTAGGTCGGTGGGATGGTAGAATCAGATTTTTCGAAGCCACTGGCAAAACCTTTAGTCGCTTACTTCCTGATATTGTTCCTTATCTAGTAGAATGGGAATATGATATCACTTTAGAAGATCACCGTAAATCTGCACTCCATCCAACTATCAGAGCAACAACTGATATGTTCGGCCACATCATCGGATATAAAAATCAACCACTAGAAATTCGACAATATCAAGTTGATGCTATTAATGCTCTAGTCGAAGAAGGCTCTGGCTTTGTTATCGCCGGAACTGGGGCAGGTAAGTCAATTATGACCGCAGGGCTCTCCGAAGTGTATGGCCGCAGTGGTTATAAGACTCTAGTCATCGTGCCATCTGGGGACCTAGTAACGCAAACAGCGGACACTTATCGGATGTGTGGAATGGATGTTGGCGAATATTCTGGAGATAAAAAAGAATTAGATACAACTCATATGATTGCTACGTGGCAAAGTCTTCAGAATAATCCTCATATCATGAAATTATTCCAAGTTGTGATCATTGATGAATCACATGGAGCTGCTGCAACGGTGATAAAATCTCTAATTAACGATCATGGGTCCCATATCCCATTTCGATTTGGAGTAACAGGAACATTCCCTAAAGCTCCTATAGATCAAATGAGTTTGAAATGTTCTATTGGCCAAATATTAAAAACAATACCATCAAAATGGCTAATTGAAAATGGTTACTTAGCCGAGATTGAAATTGATCTTAGTCAAACACAAGAATCTGTAGACCTCCCTGATTATAGTTCTGAAAAATCATATCTTGCTAGAGCTGAAGATCGTCTTGATTATTTAGCAGAAGAAATTCAAAATGATATGAACAAATACGGGAACACTTTAGTTCTTGTAAATAGTATTCAGTTCGGTCGAAAACTCCAGAAGCTAATTCCAGATTCTGTTTTCCTCTCTGGGGAAAGTGATAAAGATCTTCGTAAAGATAATTATAAAAACTATGAAGATCATAATGATGTGATTGTTATTGCAACATCCGGAATTGCATCAACTGGGATTTCTATTGACCGGATTTTTTGTTTGTATCTAATCGATGCCGGTAAATCTTTTATTAAAGCTATCCAATCTCTAGGGCGCGGATTACGATTAGCATCAGACAAAAAGAAAATCTATGTTAAAGATGTTTCTTCTTCGTTGAAGTATTCGAAGAAACATATGAAAGAACGTATCAAATGGTATGACGAAGCAGGCTATCCACGTTCTAAGCCAAGAAAAGTCGTCTACTAAATAAGGATAAAAATAATGAACATTCCAGCAAGAATAGAAGTCATCGTAGAAGAAATTCATTTTGAATTAACAGATTTACTTCAACATGTAGTCGGTTATTACAATGATGAAGATACACGAGAAACAATCACCGCATTGATTACCGAATACCTTTATGGCTTTGAAGAAACTCGTTCAGCTATAGTAATTTGCGATGAATCAAATAATCCAAGTGAAGTTGTTGACAAAGGACAATTGAATATCGATGCTCTTTTTGTATTAGATAATTTTTCATTTACTGGCGAATTTAAAATTGCTCCTGGTATTAACGGATATAACCCGGATATCAGCATTCTGTTCTTTCAACGAAAAGCTACAGTCGATGCAATACCTGAACGCAATGTGTTTTCTATTGACGTTCGTAGTGAAATAGAATTTGCAATTGAGAAATTCTTAGAAAATATAAAAGCTTCAGTGGAGAACACTTCAGATGTTTCATTATCGGGTGGGGCATGGCAGGTCAAGAAAACAGACGATGAACTCGAAGTTGGTAAGTTTACCGGGATTGATTTAGAAGCAGAAATGTCTGGGGCGATTCTTTCAATGAATACTCCAACATACAAAGAAATGCCAGAAACCTTAGTGCGTGCATTGGGGATTTAATATGACCGCGCTCAACAAAATGAATGTTGAGCGTCTTAGACTAAGTTTAAGATGCCAACTCCTAACTAAATACATGATGGAACCTATGGACGATATTACACTACAAGATATGAAAAATGACTTAGATAAACTAGTTTTATCTAATCAAATACAAGGCTTTTCCTTAGAATTCGATATCGAACATCGTGATATCCGTCTGTCAATAAATCCAATCAAACCGTCTAATTTTGTGTATATGACTCCATTTAATTTTGATGAACTTCAAAGAGCTATGAATCCTAAAATTGATGAATCACAAAAGCTAGAAGAAATGTCAGATGCACTTGCTGTAACCCTAGGATACTAAACCTGATGTTGATTTTCACCGATTACGCCCGCCCACTTATCGTGGATTCATTGGATACACCTTTGGTGACTCGACACCATTGGGTTCTTTCAGGATCAATGAAAGATTTTAAACTTTCAACTATCCCATATATTGAGGAAACAAAAGGTCCTTCTATTGAAGTTATGGTAGAAGGGTTTACTTTCATAATCCCTGCATCTTGGAATATTTTGGTTGTTGATGATGAGACAACTACGATTGATACTGTTCCTATTTCAAATTGTGCTACTGGTAGCCATAAAGTTTTATTGATGTCTGCACATGATTCTAAAATCCGAAAGGGTGAAATTCGTGTTGTTGATTTACATCCAGTGTATTCATGTTATCATCCAATGGTCGCTAAAGGAACAATGATGTGTCACCCAATAGGCCCCGAAGTTAGGCGTGATGATATCGAAAATATTCTATGTGTGATGATTGGCCCGCATGATCTTTATTCAAAATATCTCAAAGATATGAGTGCTGCTGAACTACTTTATTAATCGCATTAAACTCCAAAATCTCATTCCTGACTATAAATACTTTGGTCAGGAATGAGCCGCAATTGGAGAGTGTGTATAATGTTTAGCACGGATTTTATTACTGCATTTATGTTAACAATGCAGTCAGAAGTAGGACCATTTTTTAATATCACCGACCCAGCTGTAATCCAAGGATTAATTGATACTCAACAGCATCGATATGCTTGTGGGTATATAAATATCCAAGGTGATTCTGGTGGCACAACTAAATTTGGTATCTCTCAGAATAATAATCCTACAGTTAATGTAAGCACTTTAACCCTTGCTCAAGCTCAAAATATTTATTTCAATCAATACTGGACAGTGGCACAATGTGTTAATATGTCTATTCCATTGAGTGCGATTCATTTCGATTCTGCGGTTAATCTTGGCGTTGGAACAGCTGCTAAATTTCTGCAATCTGCATTAGGTGTTGTTTCTGATGGTAACATCGGACCAGCAACTCTTGCCGCTCTATCTGCATGTACTGATATTCCTGGTCTTTGTATCGTCTATCTAAATGTACGCCAAGCTCATTACAATTCGATTGTTGCTTCTAATCCAGGTGATGCTAAATTTTTAACTGGTTGGACAAATCGAGTCAATGCACTCCAAGCTTGGGTATCATCGCAGTAAAATAAAAAAGTAACACGGCATGACCCGGATATCGGGCCCGCAAAATAAAAATAAAAATTCGGGGATTAAATGATTTACACAACAAAAGACGGGAAGATTCCGCGCATAAAGCAAAAGAAGACTTCCTACACAATCGACTACCCACAAGCCATTGCATTTGCAGATCTTCAAAATTCGATTTTCTGGCCACCGACGGAAATCAAAGTTGAAAAAGATATTCAAGATCTTAAAGTCAATACAACTCTATCAGAGCAACATGCTACTATCACTGCTCTAAAACTCTTTACCAAATATGAACTTATTGTAGGACAAGAATATTGGGGCGGCGTAATAGCAAAACGGTATCCTCGTCCTGATATCCAACGTATGGCAAATTGTTTTAGTTTTTTTGAACTCAATATACATGCTCCATTCTATAGCAAAATCAATGAAGTTCTTGGGATTGCCACAGATGAATTTTATGATTCATATGTTAATGATCCTGTATTAAAAGCTAGAATGGAATTTATTGACAGTATCTTAAATCATGAAGATGAACTTCTTTCTTTAGGTGGGTTTACATTTATCGAAGGCGCAGTTTTAAATAGCTCATTCGCTTTTCTGAAACACTTCCAATCAAACGGTAAAAATCTAAATGTCAACATTTGTCGTGGTGTTAACTTCTCAAACAGAGATGAAAACATCCACGCTGAAGCTGGTGCTTGGTTATTCAAAACTCATAAATCAGAAGTTTATCTAACTGAAGAACAAGAACAAAACTTAGAAAAAAACATAGTAGAAATTGCTAAACAAGTCTATGAACATGAATGCCGGATTATAGAAATGTTCTTTGAAAAAGGCAAGATCGAAAACATCACTGAAACACAACTTAAACACTTCGTCCAGAGTCGAATCAATATCTGTCTAACCAATCTTGGTTATAAAAAGATTTATGAAGTCACGTACAACCCAATAGCCGAATGGTACTACGATGGCACGAATTCATTTGCATTCAATGATTTCTTTTCTGGAGTTGGCAATCAATATAATAGAGAGTGGGAAGAAGAAGGTTTTACCTGGGAATTAAAATAATATGGCAAAGAATAAATACGAAGAATTAAGTGCTGAACGTAAGCAAATGCAATTAGATGGAACCATGCCAGAATTTTTTTCAACTGGATCGTGGCAAATGTTCAAATCTAAATACTTGTATGAAGCAAAAACAGTAAAAGAACAATACCAACGGATTGCTAAAACTGCAGCCGCTCATATGCCAGATGGTAATGATTGGGAAGCTCGTTTCTTTGAAATTCTCTGGAAAGGCTGGGTCTCATGTTCAACCCCAATCCTAGCTAACATGGGAACAAATCGCGGTATGCCTGTATCATGTTCTGGTCAATATGTCGGCGATTCTATTAATGAATTTTATAAATCCCGCCACGAAACAGCTATATTGACTAAACATGGATTTGGGACATCTGGTTATCTAAATGATATTCGTGCCCGTGGCTCAGATATATCTGTTGGTGGAACCGCATCTGGGCCATTACCAGTATTCAAAGGCTTTATCCAAGATATGCGAGATGTCGCACAAGGCACAGCAAGACGTGGATCATTTGCTGCATACTTCAAACCAACTCATGGTGACTTTGATGAAATCATTCACTTTGTTGAATCCAATCCAGATGATGCAAATCTAGGTTGGACTATTACCGATGAGTTTGTTAAAGGATTGAATGACGGTAATCCAGAATATCATCGTAGATTTAAAAAGACCCAGAAAGTTAAGATGGTTACTGGGAAAGGATATTATCATTTCATCGATAAGGTTAATAGATATAGACCACAAGCATATATCAATAATAATCTATATGTAACCGCATCAAATCTTTGTTTTAGTGGTGATACAAAAGTAGCAGTGGCTGATGGACGTAATGCTGTTTCAATCAAACAATTGGCTGAAGAAAATGTACAATTTGAAGTATACTCTGCAAATAAATCAAAAGCTAAAAATAGAGGAATTAGAGGTGGAGGTCTTCTAGAAGGATCAAATTGGAAACATGATATTAAAAAAGCAAAGGCTTTCAAAACCGGAATCCGTGAAATAATCGAGCTCACTCTTTCAAATGGCGATACATTTAAGTGTACTCCAGATCACCCATTAGCAACTGTTTCTGGCGAATGGGTTGAAGCACAATATTGTGTTGGGCTGGAATTAGAACCATTTGCAACATATAAAAATAGTATGTTGAAGTACAAAGGATTGAGTGTTATTTCTATTGTTAGTGCAGGAATAGAAGATGTTTATGATCTTTCTGTTGAAGCTGACAATTATGATAGTCATTCTTTTTACATTATTACTGGATCTGAAGATGACAAACATTTAACTTCAAGAGGGGTATTAGTTCATAATTGTTCGGAAATAGAATTATTCTCTGATTCATACCACACCTTTACATGTGTGTTGAGTTCGATGAATGCTTCAAAATATCCAGAATGGAAAGATACGGATGCTGTTTTTGTAGCCACTGTATTCCTACATTGTGTAGCTTTAGAATTCATAAAGAAAGCAAAAGGTATTGAAGGTCTCGAAAAAGCAGTTCGCGCAACAGAAAAAGGAATGGCACTTGGTTTAGGAGTATGCGGCTTTCATACATACCTCCAATCACAAATGATTCCATTTGAAAGTCTTGAAGCAATGATGTTTAACAACATCTTATTCAAAGGCATTCAAGAAAAGTCTAAAGCCGCCTCTGCGTTCCTAGCGACCGTGTTCGGTGAGCCTGAATGGTGTAAAGGTACCGGGTTCGCAAATACCCACACGATGGCTGTAGCACCAACCAAGAGTACTGCTTTGATCATGGGTGGAGTTTCGGAAGGGATTAACCCGGATCCAGCAATGACCTTTACCCAATTGACTGCAGCTGGTGAAGTGGATCGTGCTAATCCAATCCTTCTTGCTTTGATGAAGAAGAAAGGGGTCTATGATCGTAAACATTGGCAAGAACTAGTCGAGTCACAGGGTTCTGTTCAAGGTGTTGATTGGCTTGATGATTATGAAAAGATGGTATTCAGAACAGCTTTTGAAATTAATCAAGAAGCAATTCTCAGAATGGCATCTCAACGCCAAAGGTTTATTGATCAAGGACAATCGGTTAATCTGTTCTTTAGTGCTGATGCGGATGAAGCATACATTGCACGTATCCATCAAATAGCTTTTGAAGATGAAATGATTCATGCACTTTATTACATCTATTCTAAAGCTGGTGTATCTGGTAGTAAAGGTGAAGAATGTATAGCTTGTCAATAACAGCTATTTAACCTAACTAAATAGATAAATACCTCCAGAACTTGGAGGTATTTTAGTATGTTAGTATGTGAAATATTTAATAAAAAAATAGAATGGAAAATGTTTACTGACAATAGTAGATTGTGCTTGTTAAACAATGAGAATTATAAATAATGCTAATTAAAGAAATCCTTAATACATCTTCTAAGTTTAAAGTTCTTCAATCTAATAAAACTAGATTTGAGACTATAGCGACTATAAATGGGCGCCAAATAGAATTCATTGCTGATTATTTTGATGATGTAAAGTATTGGGATATTTCTTTTCATGAGCGTGGAGTAGATGGGCATTTAGATTCTACACAAACCGGAAGTGGTAAAGAATTGGAAGTCTTTGCTATGGTAAAGGATTCATTATTGGCATTCATCGAAAAGTATAAACCTGAGAAGATGGAATTCTCTGCGATGAAAGATGATATCGATAAGCCTCGTAATACTAGAGCTGAATTGTACGATAAATTATTAGCTAGATTCAAAATTCCTGGATATAATGTTGAGCGCCTAAAAGGTCGTCGCAAAGATGTATTCATTATCAAAAAGGATCCAAACGATGTTGATTAAAGAAATCTTAAATAAAAAATCATCATTCTCTGTGATTAAAGATAATGATAGACAATATTTTACAGAAATTAAAATTGGCAATAAAACATTTAATTTTGCTGCTGTGAAAATGGGTGGTAGAAAATGGGGTATCGCTTTTGGTGATGTGCAAAAGAATGATATTGGTCTACAAAGACTTTCATATGTTCCGACTAATGATAAGAATCAATTAGAAGTTTTCTCTTTTGTTAAAGATTCAATTTTTGCTTTTATTGAAAAACATGATCCTGGGATGATTACATTCGAAGCAAAAAGTGATAGTGGCAAATTAAAAACAGCTAGAGCTGATACATATGAACGATTGATAAATCGTTTTAAACTTCCTGGGTATACTGTCCATCGCGGCATTATGCCTGGTGATAATGAAGAAACCTTTTCTATTACTAAAGACTGATATGCTACTTAAAGAAATATTAAATAAGAATGTGATTTATGATATTGTTAAGCAAAATGCTTCTACATTCTCGACAATGGCTAGAATTGGCAGTCGTGATATAAAATTTACAGCATCTATCAATACTGATGATGAATGGGCAGTAGAGTTTACCGAATACCAAGCCAATGATAGGCATTCTAAAGGCACATATAAGAAAACAGGAAGTGGTAATGAACTAGAAGTATTCAGTATGATCAAAGCATCTATTGAAGAATTCATTGAGCTATACAATCCAAAAGAAATCTATTTTACTTCCGAAAAATCAAACGATTCTGATAGTAGATCAAAATTGTATGACCGTATGATGAGCAGGTTTAAAATACCAGGATATACATATCACCAACCAAAAAATATAGATGAAAAAGTAAGTTTGTTTAAGTTAATAAGAAATGATTGAATATTATGCTACTTAAAGAAATACTAAATAAAAAAGTTAAATACACTGTAGAGAAAGCCAACCACTATTCTTTTTTTACCAGGGCAACTATTGGGAATAGGGATATTGTATTTAGAGCTGATCATGACGATGAGAAAGGTGAAAATTTTTGGTATGTGACTTTTGAAGAATTTAAGAAAAGTGAAGATGGCGAAAGTAGTACATATGATATTACTGGGAGTGGAAATGAATTAGAAGTGTTTTCCATGGTCAAAGATTCATTATTGGAATTCATTGAAAAATATAAACCAAAGCTAATAGAATTTACCGCCGAAAAGGAAAATGATTCTGATAATAGGGCACGATTATACGCTAGAATGCTGAAGCGCTTTAGAGTATCTGGGTATACTTATGATATATCAGATAAACATATTTTTGGCAGAAAAGTTAAAGCATTTGCATTAATAAGAAATGATTGAATATAGATTAGCTTAATGATAAATATGTATAACAATTCTCCCTATGTGGAACTATTATGAAATTCAAAGTATTCAAAGAATTTATCGCTGAAGATAAAGCAATTACAATCTCAAAAGCACTTGAAGCTGGAATGTTGAAGGATTCCAAAATACTAGATGTGCTAGCTGAAAAAGTACAGAGTGAAGGCTTTCCTGAAAAGTTTGATCTTCCGGTCAAAACCTCGACTGG